TTTGCTGGCGACAAAAAAATTCCAGTCACTGTGAGTATGAATTACATAAAGCCAGCAGGAAACACCTTGCGAAACACCTTGCAGGAAACACCTTGACAATCACCAGCTTTTGATATATTATTATAGTATGAACCATGTGAGGTATATGTTATGGCTAATCTAAACGCAACTCAGCGTAGGGTGGCAGATGCGATCATCGCAGCCCACTCTGCGTTTGATCCAAATAAATGCGATGCATCTGTTTCGCAAATGTATCTTGTCGAAGGTGAAACGGGTTCAGGCAAAACCTTTACCTGCAACCACACACTTTTCGTCGAAATTTTAAATCCTGGACAATCTGGTTGGTTTATCTGTAGTGAAACTGATGTATGTCGTCAGGAAGTTGCAGATTTCCGTTTAATGTTCAGTGAACAAATTGCCAACGGTGAGGTTGCTGTTCTTTGCTCTCTAGAGTTCGCCAACCCTATGGAGTTTTTCACACGTGTCTCGCTGAACGCCAGTAAGCGTAAGAAACTTATTGTTGTGGCTACCGTGCAATGGCTTCGTAACTTCGTAGAAAAGTTTTGTCGTGATGATAATTCTCAGTTCAGAGAAATCTGTAATCCGTCGTTCGTCTGGATCGACGAAGCAGATCGCATTCGTGTTATGCCAGACAATTCGGACGCGGATGCTGGATATAAGCGATACGGTTTCAAAGCTTCCTGGGCTAAAGCATTTCATGTGTTCAGTCAGTCGATTTTCCCGCTTGCAACTACTGCGACTCCCACCAATTCTATGGATTTGGGTGTGTTCTCAGATTCTAGTTTGGGTATAACTGTTAAGACCGATGTTTTGGGTCGAATCGACGTAGAACTTGATCGTAAGCTCGGTGCAGTCTTTTATCTTTTCCACGCAAACAATGAAGATGCTTCCGCCATCGGCTTGAAGAGTCTTATGTGGCGCAGAAGCAAAATCAAAAAACTATACAATCAATGCGGTCAGGATTTCCTCGACGCCATCAATGAAGTCGTTCCCAAGGTTAACTCTTGTGGAAAGATGCCTCTAGTCAAGTCGATGACTGTTGTTACAAATCGTCGCAATTGGTCATGGTGTGAAGAAAATATTTTGGAACATTGCGAACGCTACGGATTCAAGGTTGATCATCTTTGCCCAGATTCGAAAGAAGGTAAGTTTCCTGATATCGATGTGCATGAGAATTTCCGAAAGTTTGTTAATCCCTATGGCGGTCTCGACTCTATCATCACAAAAACAACTTACATCCGTGGCGTAAATATTGCGCCATGTAAAATCGTGATTCTTAGTAAGACGCATGATTTGCGTGAAGATGCCACACAACCTATCATTCAGGCTGGTGGTCGTGGTGCTCGTCAGGCGTTGCGTTATACGATCAAAGAATATCAAAACCTTCTTGGTCGCAAACTTACGCGCGATGAGATTCGTCTCTGGCTTTACTATAACTCAAACGAAATCCATGCGGCTGAAAGTGAACCAAATCGTTTCGCTTTGAGACACATCGCTTCCAGTGACACATACTATTCGTCATGCGAGTTGAGCCACAGCAGACTCTATGGCAAACTCTTTGGCGAATATATGGAAAAGCAAATCGAAACTCATATCGAAAAGCTCGTTGATGAGTTCGACATTTTGGCTGACAAATGGTTTGAAGGTGAATCTGTTGAAACCATTTGGATCAAACGCGACTATCGTAAGTTTCAGGCTTCTATTCGTGAGCAACTGCTCACCGACAATATGGCGCGCAACAAAAATACTTTGAAGTGCGAAGTTTCATTGAAACCCTCGAACAAAGCTATTCTTGAAGCTGCGCACATCGTTCCTCATAAGGATATCAAGAACGACAAACTAAACGTCGATGAGTCTGATCCAAACGCCTACATCCTGATGACCAGCAATGCTCATGGACTCTATGATAGATTTTTCTTCACGATTAATGAAAGGGGTGTTATCCAATACGGTAAGATTTCCAACGAAGATAAGGAAATTTTGACAAATGAAAATATCATCGAAGGAAATCAAATTCAGGAGTGGAAACGTCTAAATAAGCAAGTGATCAAACTGCAACTCGAAATGTTTACTGTATATTGGAACAATATTGATGTCAAACCCATTCGTATATGTTGATAGTGTTAGCCATTCTAAAAAGAACCTGATGAGGGGATCGGCAAACGACGAACTTGCCGAACGGGGATATGAACCATACCTCACCAACAAGTCGCTATCTTATCACCAGGATTCCATATTTCATGCAAATCTCATGAATTCATATGGTTTCCTGGATAAGAAGCTTCAATATGAGTTTTTACTAAATAGCCTCAGGAAGCGTAAACGGTTCGCCAAATGGCATAAGAAAACCGAAGACGCTTCTCTTGAACTGATCATGGAGTATTTTGGCTATGGTCGTGCTGAGGCTACACAAGCGTTGCAAGTCTTGACCGATGACCAAGTTGCCATGATCGAGAAGTTTCTCGATAAAGGTGGAAGGTAAGATGAATGCAACTGTTGAGTCTATGGTAGAGGTCCGCCTCAAGACTGCTGAAGATTTTCTAAAGATACGCGAAACCCTGACTCGCATCGGAGTAGCCTCGCGCCGTGATAAGGTATTATTTCAATCCTGTCATATCCTACACAAACAGGGACGATACTATATCGTCCATTTCAAGGAACTGTTCGCGCTTGATGGTAAGCCGACGAACTTCTCTGATGAGGATAAGGCACGCCGCAACACTATCGCCAATCTACTTGCCGAATGGGAGTTGATTGATATTGTTGACGGCAACAGAACCAAAGATCCAGTCGCTCCTTTGAATCAGATTAAGATTCTGTCTCATAAGGAAAAGGGTGAGTGGCAGTTGGAAGTGAAATATAACATCGGCAAAAAAAGAGAATAATTTTTGCCATATGTCAAAGATTTATATTGCGCCGCAATATAAATAAAACTGAGATGCCTTCGGGGTCTCAACATCAACCTTGCTAAACAGGAGGTATAATCATGGCAAGTTCACAACCATCATTAACATCATTCGATCCATTCTCAGTTGGTTTCGACAAGACGTTCAAACTTCTTGCGTCCCATCTTGACGGCATTGGCAAAAGCCTTCCTGGCTATCCGCCATACAACATCAAAAAGGTCGATGATAATAAGTACGTCATCGAAATGGCTGTTGCTGGTTTCGCAAAGACCGACATTGAAATCACAATGGAAAACGGTAAACTAATCATTGCTGGTAATACTACGCCCGATGAAAATGATGTAACATATTTCTATAAGGGTATTGCAGAACGTGCGTTCACACGCCAGTTCACTCTCGCCGACTCTGTAGAAATCAAGGATGCGCACCTGATGAACGGTATTCTTAAGATCATTCTCGAGCAGATCATTCCAGATAGTAAGAAACCCAAGAAGATAGAAATCACAGAATAATCTTGGGGGGCTAGTCCCCCCATTTTCTTTCAGGAAAATAAAATGCAGTACGAACTTCATCACTTGCCAGAAGTGCTGGTTGGCATCAGCATATTTCTAATAATCATGATTGCTGGATATTACTATTCATCAAAGAAAGATGTTTCAGACGACACTCGTATGTTCAGGTAGGAACCATGTCAAATCTATTCGGATATATCATACAATATATGCTTAAACGCAAAAGGCAAGCAATAGCAATCAAAGAACTATCTCAGTTGTCAGACAAAGAACTCAAAGACTTGGGCATTACACGTTCACAGATTGAAAGCGTTGCTAAGAATGCGAGTCGTTGATTATCTCTTTTGGTGCATACTCACTCCGCTTGAATGGTTAGCGTCCTTATTCACTAAATAGGCTCGTCGTAATCTAAAGCGGAGGAAGTCATGCAAATTACGTTTGATCAACTGAATGACTTCTTCGAAGATACTGATGAAGATATTATTGAAGCATTTGTGAATCCACTTAATGATACCTTCGAAGAATTCGAAATTAATACACCTAATAGAGTCGCTATGTTTCTTGCCCAAGTCGGTCATGAATCTGGTGGTCTAAGACATCGCAAAGAAAATCTAAACTATTCAGCCGCAGGGTTGAATAAAATCTTCCCAAAATACTTCAAGCGTGCTGGTCGTGATGCCAATGAGTATCACCGCCAACCAGAAGCAATCGCAAACGTGGTCTATGCTAATCGTATGGGCAACGGCGACGAAGCATCTGGTGAGGGCTGGAAGTTTTGCGGAAGAGGTCTAATCCAGTTAACAGGCAAGAACAACTACTCTGCTTTTGCTGAGTTTATGGAAATGGATCTAGATGAAGTTGTCGAGTATCTTGAAACAGAAGAAGGCGCAGCAATGTCTGCTGGTTGGTTCTGGGATTCAAGAGATCTAAACAAATGGGCTGATGAAGGTAACATTATCAAGTGCACACGCCTAATTAATGGTGGCACTATTGGTCTTGCCGATCGTAAGAAACACTATGAAGAAGCCCTTCATATTTTCGGGGAGGCATAACCATGGGTAACTTTTCATCATCACTACCAAATCCAGACGACGAACCAGCACCACCAGCTTCTGTTCGTATCATGGAATCGCCGACGTTTGTTCCTAAGTCGTCACGAAGCGGTATTTCAAGTTCGTTGTCTGCCACTAGTGCTACGCCCGAAGCACAGTTGGCTCAGATTGATTTCGAAAAAGAAAAATGGAAGGCAGAACAAGCAAAGCAAAATGAAGACTGGATGAAAACTAAGTGGAGACCAGCAATGGGTTGGCTCTATATGGTCATCTGCTTCTGCGACTTTGTTTTGTTTCCTATCATTTCAATGTTCATGCCCGTTCTTATCAAGATGCAGTATGTAGCGTGGAAGTCTATTACACTTGATAATGGCGGCTTGATACACCTGGCGTTCGGTGCTATCCTTGGTATCACAGCTTTTGGTAGAACGCAAGAAAAGGTAGCAGGAAAAGCGAAATGATTTATTCGCTCCCATTCCTTTCATATTTCATAATGATTATTATTGTAGCTGGAATGGGAACGATAGATAGAGAACTAGTCCCTAAAAATACTATGTGGATATACTTTGGTGTTCTTACAAGTATGGTTATATGTTGGTGTTTACTTAAACTAAGGAGATGATTATGGATAATATTATGATGGTGCGATTGATTACTGGTGAAGAACTAATCGCGAAAGTTCAGCTGGCTGAAGATATGCTGCAGATCAGTAAGCCAGCTGGCGTCGTGATGCAGGGCGATCCTTCATCGGGTCGCGCTCAAATGGGTCTTGTTGACTTTTTGCCAATGGCGGCAAAGAAAGAAATATCTTTACACGTCAGCAAGATCCTCTTCACTTACGAACCAATGGCAGATGTCGAGAACGCATACAACTCAATGTTCGGGAGCGGATTAGTTGTTCCTCAGAAAAAAAGCATCTTGACAATCTGACATTTTTACTATAGTATGATCATATGAAATTTTA